CACCGTTAGAGACGGTTGCTTTCAATACTGCTGCTGTAGAACCTGGTTTAGTAGGAGTCTGAACTTGAACAACAGGAGGATTAGTTTCACTATAACCTTTACCACCATCAATTAGTGATAAACTCTTGATACCATTAACTAAACTACTAATAGAAGCACCACTACCTTCATCAGAGTTTACTGATACCTGAGGGGGATATTCAAATCTATAATTACTACCATTTGCATTTATTGAAACGCTAGTTAACTCACCTGCATTATTAACGCGAGAATAACCAACAGCACCAGAACCGAATGAAGGAATAGGTGCTTCAATAGAGTATAAGGAAAGAAAACGACCATTTAAAGGTGCAGTTAAGAAAATAAACTGATCCCCATCAAGGAAGAAGTCAACTTTAGGAACTAAAAGGCGATTATCGTAAACTGCAAGAACATATTCGTCAGCGACTGGTTCATATCTTACTCCATTTCTAGTCATGGTAAATTGTGTTTTACCACCACCAAATGCTGTCGATAAATTATCAATACCTACGATTGTATTTTCTACGAAACCACTTAAGTAAGTAATAAAGGTAGAAGACGCATCATCTGCAGGAACTCTTGCTCTAGGTGCAGTAGTAAACGTAATTTGTGTTCCACTAACGGTATAGTCAATACCTGGTACTAAAACTTCACCATAAGTTGAAACAATAAGGTGTTGTGCAGAGGGTGCTGCAACAGGACTATCTTGAGACGTTAAATTAAAAATCTGTGTTGTTCCATCGAACGAAGTAAGAGGACTTGCAAGGTTTGTCCACTTTAGTTTTACCTGTTCATATGAAATACCAGGACTCAATGCAATGTTTGGTGCATGAGTAGTTTTTTCGTAATATATTACCTCATTACCAATTAAAACCGTTCCATCATTCTCTAAAAACTGATCAACACTTTCTACAACAATCTCATCTGCAGCAGTCGAAAAAGATTCAACTACTTTTGTAGCACCATCTAAGATATCGATATTCAGTTTATCAATATCAAGATATTGCAGAAATTCATTAAGAATATTCTGCCCTAAACCTGTCTTCTCTTGAGAACGGTAGTAATATTCAATAAATTTATTGAATAATGGATACTCGTTCTCAATAAAATCAGGAGTCTGGGTTACAATCGACTGAGAGACCTTATTGATATTCATCTACACTTAGAAACAAGATGTGTCGGTTAAATTACCAGCGTTACCAATGTCTTCTACAGTTAATGTTGTAGGAGTAGTATTGAATACCGCAGGTGTCAAACTATTTAGTGGGATAGTGGCAGGTGGTGTTGAACCAAGTGGGACAACTGTGACTTCTGGATCAATAACGTTAATAATTGTGCCTGGTGTTGAAGCAGGTACAGTTGCAACGTTTGAAGGAATAAACAGAACAGGAATTGCCAAATCTGCAGGAAGTAATGAACCATCCGTTACAGAACCAGCACCTGTTGTAGAATCACTAATATTAACTCCTGATGTAGGAATATTTACACCAGCACCGATAATATTTACAGGACCAAAGCAAATTTCACCAGTGGAGTAATTTACTGTGCCTGCAGTCTGATTAGTGTATACCTTCTTATTACCAGTATTATAGAATACTCTTAAGTTACCAAATCCATCATCTTCAAACTGCTGATCTACACCAGGTCTATCTGCAGTTCTAAATGTTCCTGATAACAGAATTGGTTCCTTTTTACAAGTTCCATCAGTGTTACTAGGATTACTATCATATAATTCACCACCAGTAGCAATACAATAAGTATTGGTTTGGTTTGTTACTGGTCTAATGTATCTTAAGAGAGAAAGTTGCAGTGAAACGTCAGTGATACTGGAATCTGAGAGTTGAACTGCCTTTTCAAAGTCTCCAGATCTAAATGTAGAGTTGAAGTTGTTGATTTGAGTTTGTGATGCCCAATCTTTGATACCATTTGAAATATTAGTCTTAATATCTGAAGTATTTGATGCAGTAGCAGTATTGTACTGTGCAAAGACTTTTAGATAGATGTAAATGTCCTCAGGATCGATAATTACAGGATCAATCGATGCCATTGCGTATTTTCTTAAATCTGCAGCAATAGTTTTCTTTGTTGCATCATTTAGAAGAGATCCTGTCTTAGTTTTGATAGCAATATAGACTTTTCCGTATACAGGAGGATTTAAAGTGTCTCCACCATATGCAACTACAGAATCAGCGTTAGAATAAACTCGTTTTGTAATTAAAGCATAGTCTTGTGCTGTAACTGCACGATATTGAGCAGAATAGTATCTTGGTGCGTTATATTTGATAGATTCTACACTTTCTGCAGCAGATCCTAATTGTGAACGATCTTTTGTTTCTGTAAGGATATTAGATTGTGAATAATTGACACCATTTGAGTCAACTACGTTTCCTATAAAAGAAAATGCACTAATTTCGTTCGCTTCTGTACCTGCACATACCAAATATTCTAATTGAACGATTTCACCATCATTAAGTGCTCTACCTGCAGTGTTATCACCAAACTTAACCTCATAACGCATGTCTTCACCTTCAGAAATGAAGTATGCACGAGTTGTTGCAGTCAAATCAGTAATTGTATCTACACGACTGTATAAGTCTGATGCTGTAGATGATTCATTAGGTCTTACACGAACTGTTAGGGTTGCAATGTCCGCATCTTCAGAAGGAATCTTATAAACCTGTCTCGCAAAGGTGTTTACAGTGTATGAGAAGTTTACGATACTACCTTCTTGAATCATTACATTGTCAAACACAGCAATACCAGTTGTAGTATC